GCAGCAAATTTATCAGATACAGAATGGTTTATCACTGTGGATGCTGACAACATCGTACAAACTGAATTTTTTGATTTAGACTTAGATATGAGTGATCCTAAGATACAGGTCTATGGATGGTGCGGCCGTAACAGCGTTAACGGATTACGATATGGTAACGGCGGTCTTAAAATCTGGAAGAAAGAGTTTGTATTGAACATGCGCACACATGAAGCCAGTGACAGCGATCGCGGACAGGTTGATTTTTGTTGGGAAGAAGGTTATAGAAATTTTCCTCGAGTATACAGCGATAGTATTATAACCGGATCGCCATTTCAAGCATGGAGAGCAGGATTTCGTGAGGGTGTTAAGATGACGCTGCTTGACGGTGTTCGTGTACCGCCCATGGAAATTAAAGAACGTATTTGGTGGCATAATATTCATAGACTGCGTATGTGGTCAACGGTAGGTGCACACGAAGAAAATGGGCAGTATGCTATTCTTGGTGCTCGCATGGGTACATGGATGACCAATTGTACAGACTGGAATTATATTGATGTTAGAGATTTTGAAATTCTAAGAGACATGTATGACCAGAACATTGATCATGGTAACGTAGAGCACGACATTATCGAACTAGGAGAAAAAATAAAAATAAATCTTGGTTTAGATTGGCCTGATCTAACTCCACAACAGAGCAAATATACATTAGATTTATATGATGAAACAATTAATCTAGGACTAACCTATTACAAGCAATGAGATACGATATAATTTTTATCAGTTATAATGAGCCGCAGGCAGACGAAAACTTTGCTAGATTAAAAGCAAGGTTTCCTTACGCACAGAGAGTATCCGGAGTCAAAGGCATCCATCAAGCACATATTGCAGCAGCTCGTAAAGCCTTTACAAAAATGTTTTGGGTTGTGGATGCCGATGCGCAGGTTTTAGATACATTTAATTTTGATCATGTAGTCGGTGATTACGACTTAGAAAATGTACATGTGTGGCGCAGTCGTAATCCTATCAATGATCTAGAATACGGATATGGCGGTGTGAAATTATTACCCAAGAGTCTAACACAAAATATGGATGTTTCTAAACCAGATATGACAACTAGTATTTCAACATTGTTCAAAGCGATGTCAGAGGTCAGCAATATCACAGCGTTTAACGTAGATGCATTTAACACATGGAAAAGTGCCTTCAGAGAATGTGTAAAGCTAGCCAGTAAAACAATTGACCGACAAGATGATCTAGATACAAATTATAGATTAAATGTTTGGTGTACTAGAGGACTTGATCGACCCTTTGGTAGAGAAGCCATCGAAGGTGCGGTGCAAGGCAAACAATACGGATTAGAAAACAAAGACAACAATGAAGCATTAAAAATGATCAATGATTTCGATTGGTTGAGAGAACGATTTGGACGATAAAGCTCGTATACAAAAATTCATTCCTATCATGAATGAAATTTCGCCAACATTCTGTATGGCGAAGTGGCATCACACGACCATCTATCTACAGACAGGCGAAACACATAGTTGCTATCATCCAGCCCCACATAAAATTCCTTTACAAGAGTTAGCGTTAAATGTAAGTGCTCTGCATAATACAAAACAAAAAATTTTAGAACGTAAAGAAATGATTGACGGTAACAAACCAGCCGGCTGTAATTATTGTTGGAATATTGAAGCCATGGGTGAGGATTACATCAGCGATCGTAAAGAACGCAATGCCAGCATTTATACCGAAGAAAGATTTGCAAAAATTAAACATAATCCTTTGATTCATTTCAATCCACAATATATTGAAATTTCGTTTGGTAACGAATGTAATTTCAAATGTGGATATTGCCATCCCAAACATAGTTCAGCATACTACAAAGAGATTAAAGATCACGGACCATATGCTATGGTTAAAAATCATCGCAATGACATTGATTGGTTTGAAATCTACGAAGAAGAAAATAATCCTTATGTCGAAGCATGGTGGAAGTGGTGGCCCGAAGTTAGCAAAACTTTAACAATTCTACGCATTACTGGCGGCGAACCTCTTTTACAGGCCAGCACTTGGAGATTGTTTGAAGAATTAGAACGTAACCCTCAGCCACAATTAGAACTGAATATTAACAGTAACTTTGGAGTTAAACCTATATTAATCGAAAGGCTCGTAGAAAAAATAAATCGATTACTAGATCAAGGTGCTATCAAAGACTTTAAAATTTTTACCAGTATAGACACCTGGGGGAAACCTGCGGAGTATATACGCACAGGACTAGATTTAACAGTATGGGAACAGAATCTAGATACCTATCTTACAAAAACAAAACTTCCTATCACATTTATGATAACATTTAATATTTTAACAGTAACAAATTTTCAAAGTTTGTTAGAAAAAATATTAGAATGGCGTGAAAAATATAATGGATTTGAACAGAATAAATGGCAGCGTATTAGATTTGACACACCGTTCTTAAAAGAACCTTTACAGTATGATATGAATATATTGCCTAAAGAAGAATTTATGCCGTACATGCAAAGACATCTAGACTTCATTCTAGCCAATTTAGACGATAAAAATCGTAACAAATTCAGTGAGTTAGAGTACGAAAAATTCCTAAGAGTCGTAAAATACATGGAAACGACTCTATATACCCAGGAAAGACTGTTAGAAGGCAAACGCGACTTCTTTAATTGGTTTACTGAATATGACCGCCGCAGAGGTACTGATTTTGTAAAAACCTTTCCCGATCTAATAACATTCATGGAGAGCTGTCGTGAATTGGTATAAGGAAGTTGGCTCTGTGCCATTGGGATTTAATGATAGCGAAATACTAGTAAATGATATAAATTTAAAACCTAAATGGGTAGAAACTCCTGCCAGATTTTCTGAATTTCACGTGAAAAGAAAAAAAGATTCTTTATTAATAGTGATCGGTGAAAGTTGGACCTATGGTGAATCTTTAACAAACGTTGCCACGGCAATTAAAAAATACAGTCTATATGCACAATTATTAAATTGTTTTGGTTCACGAATGGCAATAGCAATGAATACAGATTATTATCAATATGCAGTTCCCGGAAACTGTAATTTTTATATGTTTGAAGAATTAAAAAGAATATTGAACCATGTCAGTGATATGAATTATAAAAAAATCTATATCTGTATGCAGATGACAGAACCAGGAAGAGAAAAAGCGATATCGAATGAACTAGCAGGCCATCCCCTAAATGAACTTTACGATATTGATCGTAAAAAAATAAATTTTAAACAATGGTTAGAAAAATACGATGAGATTTTTTTCAACATATATGATGATATTATTGCTGAATATAAAGATAGGATCGTTATAGATGCTATATTATCGAAAAATTTTTGTTGTACTACGACACCTAAGCGTGATTATTTGTTTAGAATAATAGAAACAAGTTGGATACAGTATTCTGCAAAGGCATCGGGTATAAAATTAGAAATGCCTGAGTTTTATGCCGTGGGCTGGATGGCCGATATGAAAGAAAATTATTCAAAAACAATTGAGTTTGATATAGAATTCTTAACACACCAACTTGATATTATAGAACAGTCTAATCGTTTTTTGCTTAACAATGAAAATCATTGTCCACATCCAAAAGAAACAGCTCATGCCCTATGGGCACAGTTTTTATTATCAAAGGCAGGATGGGATAATGCAATCTAAAACATTCTGTATTCTTCCTTGGATTCATATATACGCAAATCCCGATGGATCAGTTTTGCCCTGTTGTATCGGCCATCATCACAAACACATGGGTAACGTCCAACACAATACCATTGAAGAAATTTTCAACAATGAAAAATATAAATCCATGCGTGTCAACATGCTCAACGGTAAACAATGTGACGAATGTACTGCTTGTTATCAATTGGAAAACAAAGGAATAAAAAGTCTTAGACAATCAAAAAATGAAGAATTTTCTAGATTTAATAGTATAGTTGATCAGACTAACGACGATGGTTCTTTGAATAAAATTGATTTTAAATATTTTGATCTTCGATGGAGCAATATTTGCAATTTTAAATGTCGCACCTGTAGCAGTACATATTCGTCAAGTTGGGCCATTGAGGACAATGTTATAGCCGGAACAAAGAAAAAAGTTTTTATCTTTGCCGGAGGAGATAGCAATGATGAGTTATACAATCAATTTTTACCATATTTTTCTGGTATAGAAGAATTTTATTTTGCAGGCGGAGAACCTCTGCTGACAGATAAACACTATGACATATT